AGCGCAGTTCTTGGCAAGCGTGCTCAAAGACAAGCACGTAATCAGATGGCTAAAAAGTTCACTAAAGATGTACCAAAGGCTGATTTAAGTCCTGCAAGAAAAGCTGCAATTGAGAAACGCTTAGATAAGATGAAAGGACGCATTAATAGAATAGCCAAGAAATTGGTTAAAGACGTCCGTAAAAAAGAAATTGAAAGAAAGCGCGGCTAGATTATGAAGTATAGTTTTTCTGACTATTTAATTGAAGCAGAAGGTGCGGTATATTTTACCTTTGGTAGAATGAATCCACCGACTGAAGGTCATGGTAAGTTACTTGATAAATTATCAAGTTCTGCCAGAAACGCTCCTTATATGGTATTCCTATCTCAAACAAATGATAAGAACAAAAACCCACTACAGTATAAAGATAAAATTAAATTTGTTAGAAAAATGTTTCCAAAACATGCACGACAAATTATACTTGATACCAAAATTAAAACTCCAATGCACGCCTTAGACCACTTATATAACAAAGGTTATAAAAAAGTTGTTATGATTGCAGGTAGTGATAGAGTAGTAGAATGGGATCTGCGCCTTAATAAGTATAACGGACAAAAGAGACACGAAGGTTTCTATAATTTTGAAGGTGGTATTAAAGTTGTATCAGCTGGAATTAGAGACCCAGACTCAAAAGATGTAGAAGGTTATTCTGGTACTAAGCAAAGAGAATCAGCTAAGGCCAATGACTTTCAAACATTCTCACTAGCACTTCCAAGAACAATGTCTGATAAAGATGCTAAAACTCTTTTCAATACTGTTCGGACTGGCATGGGTCTCAAAGAAGAAAAAGCATTTAAAAACCACGTTGAATTTAACCCTGTTTCAGAAACTCGTGAGGCATATGTCTCTGGAGATTATCTGAAAGAAGGCGATAAAGTGATTGTTAAAGATAGTGAAGAGATTTGCAAAGTTACTATGTTAGGTGCAAATTATGTTATAGTAGAATCCAGTTCAGGTAAAAGATCACGTAAGTGGCTTGATGCAGTAGAATTGTTAGAAGAAAAGAAAAAAGAACAACCTGAAGAAGGAACTCCTGCAGCCACAGAAAAAATGAAAAAAGCTGTAGCTGGTCAGAAATCATTTAAAGCATATATTGGAGCAACAAATGAAAAAGTTTAAAAAATTTATGGATGAGGGTGAAAAAGGCGGACTATGGGATAACATTCATAAGAAACGTGCACGTATTAAAAAAGGTTCAGGCGAAAAGATGCGTAAACCTGGATCAAAAGGCGCACCAACTAATGCAGATTTAAAAGCTGCACAGGACTAGACATGAAAACCTTTAAATCTATTAGAGAAAAAGATAAGCATTATCGTTCCACTAAGTCTGGAGCAGGTATGACACAAAAAGGTGTTGATGCTGTAAATAGAAAGACTGGTGGAAACTTACAAACTGCAGTAACTGGTAAAGCTAAAGCTGGCTCTAAAGATGCGGGTAGAAGGAAATCATTCTGTGCTAGAATGGGTGGAATGGAAGGTCCTATGAAGGACGATAAAGGCCGCCCTACAAGAAAAGCTATGTCACTAAAAAGATGGAAATGTTAAGACAATGATGAAATTCAATACATTTAACGAGTCGGCCCTGTCCGCGCTTAGAACAGCCACTAAAGCACATGCTGGACAAACTAGAAAAAGCGGCGGTGCGTATATTAACCACCCTAAAGAAGTTGCCCGCTTTGTAAAACAATTTAAAAAGTCGAATAACTTATCAGCTATGATTCAAGCTGCTTATCTTCACGACACTCTTGAAGATACTGATACAACATATCAAGACCTAGTTAAACAGTTCGGCGCTCTTGTAGCTGATATGGTCCAAGAATTAACTACCGATAAAGCAGCATCTGATGCAATTGGTAAAGGTGAATACATTGCAAATAAAATGGCTAAAATGTCCAGTTGGGCACTAGTTGTTAAGTTAGCAGACAGACTTGCCAATGTGCAAGATATAGATACAAGACCAGCAGACTTTCAAAAGAAGTATGCAGCTCAAACTACATTAGCAATTAAAAAATTAAGAAGTGATCGGTACTTGAGCAAAACTCATAATAAAATTATTTCTGCGATTGAGAAGAAAATCAAAGAATATGTGTAAGTATAAATAAATTTAATGGGGCACTACTATGGCTGAGGAAAACAACCAGGTTAGATTAGACCGAATAGAACAGAAGTTGGATAAGTTGGCGGAAGCACTAATCACAATCGCACGGTTTGAAGAAAAAATGGATGCTTATAATGAGTATCGTCTGAACTCGTGGGAACGAATGAACAAGTTTTCAGAAAAATTAGATAATATAGAGAAAAAAGTTGATGAAAATGCTCACACAGTTACTGTTATTAACAAACTGTTTTGGGTGGCAATAGTTGCGGCGTCTGGCGCCATAGCAGCACAAGTATGGATGTAAAAGGAAAAACCCATGAAACATAATAACAGTCTGAGTGCCATACTATTGTCACTTAAAGAGAAAAAACTTCACCCTAACCAAAAAGAGTTAGACAAAGATGGTGATGGTGATATCGACCCTAAAGATTTTGCTATGCTTAGAAAGCAAGCAGGCAAGATCAATAAGAAAAAAGATAAAGAAGAAGTTGAAGAAGAATCAGTCACTGAATTGGATAAGAAAACTCTTGGTAGATATGTTAAAAAAGCCTCGGGTGATATGGCTGTCGGCGCCGACAAAGGCGACATGAGAAAAGTTGGCAAGCGAGGTCAGGGTATTAGCAAAGCTGTTGATAAAATGACTAAAGAAGACACAACTAAAATCAATGAATTGAGCAAGAAAACTCTTGGTAGTTATGCCAAGAAAGCTATGTCTGATACAGATACACAAAAGAAAGCCGCCACCGACTTTGAAAAGCGTGGAATGGCAGCTAAAAGCACTGCAGTGCAGGACAAGAATTTCAAAAAAGCAAACCGTGCGGATGATAAGTTCAGTAATCGTAAAAAAGGTATTAACACAGCTATTGATAAACTGACTAAAGAATCCAATAAATCAAATATGTCGGCTGATAAAAAACCAGAAGAATATACTGATGAAAAAGGTATGAAGCGGACTAGAATGGTTCCTGTAGACAAAGAAGTTGTAAAAGAAGCAATGCCTTCACAAGCTGATGCAATTAAAGCGTTGAATAAAAAGACTGCTGCTCAGAAAGCTAAAAATACAGCTAAACTTAAAGCTGCGGGTAAGATGATGCCTACTAAGGAATCAACTGACTGGCCTATCTATAAAAGAATTATGGAAAAAGCTAATCATACATCTGATCCAAAAACATCCGAGCCAATGGATAGTAAACTACAGCCATTTGAGAAAAAAATGGTAGATGCCCATGTTGGTGTTACTCCTCCAAATGAACTTGTAGATGTGCATAAAGCAATTGAAAAAAATCTAAAGACCCTGTCTACAGCACCTATTAAACAAGCTGCTAGACCAAACGGTCAATAAAGGATAGTTAAATGATTAATGACCCAAGCACAGCTAAAATAGCAGATGCGTATAGAAAGATGGTAGAGGACAGAAACAAGCCTGCTCCAGCACCTACAGCTACAGAACCTACGCCTGCTCCAATTACAGAGGAAAAATAATGTTAAAAGCCCCACCATGGTGTGAAAATGCCATTCCAACTCCAGAAGGATGGACTGACCCAGATACAGGTGAAGTTTATGTTTCTACTAATTTTACTGCTGAACAAATGAATACCTGGAACTCTAAGGGTAAACCTGCTCCTGCTCCAGAACCCGTAGCTGTAGTTGAAATGTTAACTGAAGCACCTGCTTCTCAGAGCCTTTCTTCTATGAGTAAAATTGAACTTGAAGCACTGGGACGTCAGCATGGTATTGAATTGGATCGGAGAAGTTCCAAGCCAGCACTTATAAGTAGATTAAACGAGGTAATTTAAACTTATAAGTGAAGTAGACATAATGGAATTGAATCAAAGTAATTTTTATCTGTATGCAGCTAAAAACTATTATAACCCTTTAGGCGTTGATCATGATGAATTTAGTGAAGACTTAAAAAGATTTAAATATGTGAAGCGATTAGTTAACAGATATCTGGAAACAGGTCAGTTATCTGATCGCCTCATTTTAAATCATTTAATTGTTATTCATAATGTATTTGGTATAGAAGCCTCAGTTGAAATGATGGCATTAAAGTTACAAGGGAACCAATGGCCAGTGATTAAGCCTTTCTTAATTTTTCTTAGGTATATTACCAATGAAGAATTAACAGGTATTGATCTGGACAAAAAAGTTGTAGAAAGATTAAGGGAAATTTAGATGGGAATATTAACAAGAGCAGCAGACATTACATATACGCTAAGGTTTCTGCGTCTGTTGACAACACCATTTGATAAGACTACAGCATTTGAGTTAGGTATCATTGACGAGAAGGGTAAAAAGATCCGTAAGCCAACAACGATAGCTGATCTTGCTGCCTATAACGCATTTCATAGACTTGTATTTAATATCAAAAAGCTAATACCTGGTAAGAGATTGGGAAGCTATGTAGCTGCACTCTTTTTACTTAAAGAGAAATATGGTGTTACAATTAATAAAAAGATATTGGCTGCATCTGGAATAGATCCACTTGATCTACTATCAGAACAGACAGAATGGTTTATATTAGAGAATAAGCAACTATCACCTGGCGTGTATAGAATACATAATGAAAAAGTTTTAAATAATGATTGCGAAGATTTGGTAATGATGAGGGATAAAGTTCGGATTCCAGAAGATTGTTTTCCAGTTGGAGATATTTACGGTCTTGATGTATATGAAGCAATTCACTTTAGAAGCAATAAAAAAATATTCATTACAGCTGGAGAGTTATTAAGATGAAGAAAAAGAAAGTCGAAGAAGATGCCCCAACTAATGCAGTTGCTCATGGCAAGGTTCCTATGGGTCCGTTTGGTAAAAGACCTGACGTTGTCGACGTCACAGACAAAAGAAGAAAAAAAGATAAACCGCCAGTAGTCCTAAAACGGTTTAGAGCATATATCAATACATGATTAGAATTTACATAGCCATAGCAATATTTACTCTTGTTGGAGGTACCTGTTATGGTGCTTATGTGACATGGAATAAAATGCAAGCTAAAATAGAATACCAAGCAGAAGTGATAGCAACACAAAAAGTTGCTCTTGTTTCATCAGCAAAAACTATTACTGATCTAAAAAATAATGCACAAGAACAAGAAAAAGCAAATCGTGACTTAGCTATTAATTTACAAAAAGCTGAAGCAAGCACTGATGATTTAAGACAGAAATTGTCTGATCATGATTTGACTAGATTAACATTAAAGAAACCGGGTTTAATTGAAAGGCGAGTCAATGGTGCTACGCAATCTGTGTTTAGCGAGCTTGAGTCTATTACTGCTAAGTAATTGTACGGTCCCTGAGCCTGAAATAATAACGAATATAGAATATGTTGAAAAGAATATTCCCATTCAAGCTAGGCCAAAAGCTGTTAACATGGCCGGAGTTGAATGGTATGTTATTACTGCAGACAACTTAGATGAAGTTATTGAGAAAATTAAATCTGATAACGGCCAACTTGCTGTAATGGCTACCTCTGTTAGAGGTTATGAAAATCTTGCCCTCAATGTATCCGAACTCAAAAGATATATACTCCAACAGCAGGAGATTATAGTATATTACGAAAAACAGGCTGCGTCAAAAGATACTGAAGAAAAACCTTAAAAATAGCGTTTTAAGCTATTTACAAGATCACTGTTTTAATATATAATACTACCAATCAAGATAATTTAAATAGAAATCGCAAAGTCCGTTTGCGATATAAGGATGTTTTACAGATGCTATTCGAAGAACAAATTTCAAGAAAACCAGATTTATACCCATGGACCAAACAGTTCATTGAAGCTATATGGAAAGGGTTTTGGACACCAGAAGAATTTAATTTCCGTTCGGACTATTCCCAATTTAAAACAGATTTAAGTCCAGAAGAACGAGAGATTGTAGTTAAGACAATGTCTGCTATCGGACAAATAGAAATTGCTGTTAAATCTTTTTGGGCTGATATCGGTAATCATTTACCTCATCCATCTATTAAAGATTTAGGCTATGCTATGGCCAACTCAGAAGTTATCCATAATATGGCATATGAGAAAATTCTCGACGTGTTGCATTTGACGCACGTCTTTGAAGAAAACTTAAATGTTGATGTGATTAAAGGACGTGTAGATTATCTGCGCAAGTATAACAAGAAAGTGTATGCTGACGACAAGAAGCAATACATCTATTCTATTATGTTGTTTACTTTGTTTGTGGAAAATGTTAGTCTGTTCTCACAGTTCTATATTATTATGCATATGAATCGGAATAAAGCAGTGATGAAAGATTGTGCTCAGCAAGTACAATATACACGTAATGAAGAAATGCTACACGCTCAAGTCGGCATTAAGTTGATTAATACGTTGCGTGAAGAATATCCAGATCTGTTCGATGACGAGTTAGAAACACGTGTTAGGGAAGAATGTATTGATGCTCTTAAAGCTGAGAGTAAAGTGATTGATTGGATTATGAGTGGATATACAATTCCTGGTTTATCATCTCCTATTCTTAAATCATTCATTGCAAAGAGAATGACAGAATCCTTAGATCAAATTGGATTTGATAGTAGTGAAATTAAGTATGACCCAGACTTGTTACATGAGACACTCTGGTTTGATGAAGAATTGCTAGGCGCTAATATGACCGACTTCTTTCAAAAGCGCCCGGTAGAATATGCTAAAGGTAAAGGCATTAGCGCTGATGATTTATTTTAAAGGATTATATAATGACATTTAAATGGGCTAACGATGACTCAAGAACATTTCTGAGTAGAGGTTATATTGATGGAAATATGACCGTTGAGGAGAGGGTAAGAACAATTGCCCAAACCGCTGAATCAATCCTTGAAATAGAAGGCTTTGGTGACAAATTCTATGACTATATGAGCAAAGGTTATTATTCTCTTTCCTCTCCAGTATGGTCAAACTTCGGTACAAAGAAGGGTTTACCTATCTCTTGTAACGGAGTCAAGATTGAAGATAATATGGAATCAATTCTGCTTAAAGTAGCGGAAGTTGGAATGCAAACTAAAATGGGTGCTGGAACATCTGGTTACTTTGGTGCTTTGCGTTCCCGTGGAGAACCTATTAAATCAGGTGGCACAGCCGATGGACCAGTTCACTTTATGAACTTAACTGAAACTACAGTAGATGTAGTTGCTCAGGGTAATGTCCGAAGAGGTTCTTTTGCTGGTTATCTTGATATTGAATCTCCCGACATTTATGAGTTTCTTGACTGTCGTGAAGAAGGTTCTTCCATTATCAATATGAGTTTAGGCGTTTGTATCGGCGATGATTGGATGAACTCCATGATTCACGGTGATCAAGAAAAGAGAACACTATGGGCAAGAGTATTGCGCAAGAGACGTGAGAGCGGTTACCCATATCTATTCTTTAAAGATACTGTAAACAATAATAAACCACAAGTTCTTAAAGATCAAGAGATTCCTATTTGGGCATCTAATCTATGTTCTGAGATTTGTTTACCGTCAAGTGAAGAATGGTCTTTTGTTTGTAATCTAGCATCTATGAATTGTCTCACGTATGATGAATGGAAAGAGACAGATGCTGTGGAAGTAATGACTTACTTCCTTGATGCCGTAATGGAAGAATACATTGAAAAGACAGCCGATATTCCGTTTATGAAATCAGCTCATGACTTTGCTTTACATTGGCGTGCACTTGGTCTAGGACAACTCGGATGGCATTCTTATCTACAAGCAAATAACATTGCATTTGAATCATTTGATGCTCATATGAAAGCTGTTGAGATTAGTAGATTTATTGATGAAAGATCACTTATTGCTTCTCAAGAACTAGCTATTGAATATGGTGAGCCAGCTGGTATGTTGGGATATGGAGAACGTAATTTAACAAGAACAGCTGTTGCTCCAACTACAAGTTCATCATTTATTCTTGGACAAGTTTCTCCATCTATTGAACCACTAGCATCTAATTACTTTACAAAAGATTTGGCTAAAGGAAAGTTTACTTATCGTAACCCATATTTGGCCACAGTATTTGAGAAATATGGTAAGGGAGAAGAAACTTGGATGGACGTGTTAAAGCACGGCGGATCAGTACAACACTTAGACTTCTTGGATGAGCATGAAAAGAATATGTTTAAAACTTTCTCAGAAATATCACCATTAGTTATTGTACAACAAGCTGCAGCAAGACAGAAATATATTGATCAAGCACAATCTCTTAATATTATGATTGGACCAGATGTGCCAGCTAAAGATGTTAATGCTCTATTAATAGAAGGTTGGAAACTAGGAGTCAAGACATTCTATTATCAACGTAGTTCTAATCCTGCTCAAGAGTTGGTTAGAGATATTATGAACTGTGCGAGTTGTGAAGCATAATGGCTCGGCATAGTCCCGCGTATGTACGTGAGAAAATGGCCGAACTAATGGAACCTATTGATCGTCAGATTATGATGACTGATGATCAAGAAGAAATACTTATGTTTGCTTGTACTATGTTGCAACGTGTAAGAACAATACTAGATAGTCAGATAGGCCCGACTGGTAGAAAACAAATCTTGCAAGATGCTATTGACAAGGATTAAATGAAAAGAGAACACTAAATGAATGACGTATTTAGTAACTGATAATTGCATTAAGTGTAAGCACATGGACTGTGTCGAAGTATGTCCAGTAGACTGTTTCTACGAGGGTGAAAATACTTTGGTGATTAATCCAGACGAATGTATCGACTGCGGAGTATGTGAACCAGAATGTCCAGTAGATGCAATTGTGGCAGACAACGAATTAGAGGGTGATGAACTTGGATATTGGCTAAAGATTAATACCGATGCATCCGCTATATGGCCAAACATTACATTAGCAAGACCAGAAGACGTTCCAAAGGATGCTGCAGAATGGGATGGCGTACCAAACAAGAGAGAACTACTTTCAATGAACCCAGGAAAAGGAGATTAAATGATTAATACACACGGGTTTGAAGTAGAAGAAAATGAACATGCTGGTGAGAAAAAAGTCTATGACGATATCGTCCCGAGACCAGTGCTATCTGAATTTGTTCGGTCGTTAAAGAATCAAGCGGGTGAAGAATGGAAGTCCAGATGCACTGACCACTATGCTTGGAAAGCTGCCGAACATATTGAATTTCTTGAAAATACAATAAGAAAGTATCAGATAAGTAATGACCCGTTTACAAAACTTTAAGGCTTGGTTCAAACATTTAAAACAAGAAGGTATCAGAATGTATGGTGAAGATCAAAGTGATCTCGCTTGGTATGGAAAATATAACAATATGAATTGTTGTATATGGGCTTTCCATAATTCCGGCACTCACTTCACTGACGGTACATATTTTAAAAAAGGAAAAAGAATTGAGCAAAAATAAAATACATCACTTGGTTTGTCCAGTATGTGAATATGAATGTTATGTAGAACCTATCAACGATAAAGATCCGCCCGAACACTGTCCTATGTGTGCTGCTGTAATTTCAATGGAATCAGATGACGAAGACGATTGGGAATAGCCAGTATAGATAATTACATGTGGATTTATAATGAAAAAGAATTTAAGCCTACACAAGACGATTTACAGTCTTGGGTAGGTTTTGTGTATCTGATTACTGATACCGCTAACAGTAAAAAGTATATTGGTAAAAAACTATTTTGGTCTACAAGGAGACTAAAACCATTAAAGGGAAAGACACGAAAACGGGTTCAAGTTAAAGAATCAGATTGGACGACATATCATGGCTCAAGCGAAGAAGTGAAAGCATTAGTTGAAAACTCTGACCCTTCAAGATGGAAACGTGAAATAATTAGACTTTGCAAAGTAAAAGGGGAGATGAGTTACTATGAAACTAAAGAACAATTTGATAGACACGTGCTATTTTCTGATGAATATTACAATGAATTTATTGGTTGTAAAATTCACTCGCGCCATGTAAAGGGTAAGTGTGATGATCCAATATGACTGTGGGATTCAAGGCATGGGCCCAGAAGAAATAAAAGAAGCCAATCGTTTAATGTGGCTTGTCAAAGGACAACTTTGTCCGTTAGAGTACAGTAAAAAAGATATTCACGGTGTATTTCGAGGGTATTTTAAAAGACTTTGGTGTAACAATGAAAGAGTTGTATATGGTGAAGAAGGATTTGAAGATGCTTGGAACCAAAGACAATGGGCCCAGGAAGCAAAAGAACAAGAAGAAATAGATAAAATATGTATCAGATCAATGGATTAGGTGTTTACATATACTTTTTTATGTAGTATAAAAGTTATAGCAAAACAACTTAAAGAGAGACAAGAAAATGTTTGACCTAATCTCAGATCTCCACAAAGAAGTTTACGGATTCCGCCCTACTCAAGATTGGTGGGCTGATTGGAATGCCTCTTCAGATTCCCAGAAAGAAAAAGTCTGGGATGAATATAATCGTGTTAATGACTTACAGATAGCAGACCTGACCCATAGTGAAGAAACAAACTTGCAGGCTTTTAAATCTAATATTGCAAAGATGATGCTTGATTATGACTTGACTAAATTAGATGCCGTCCGTTGGTGGATTGAAGCTGAAGGTTTAAATGAGACTGATCTTCGGTATGGGTCAAGCTACATTAACTACCGCAACAGTCTGCCATATCAGAATGATATGAATGAGATTATGGACGAAGCTTGTTCAGATCAATTGCGTGAAACCCAAGCCGCTGAGGAAGCAGAATATTCAGCTTTACAATACTCTTGAATTGTGTTATAATAAGATTATAGGAGATACACAATGGAATGGACTATAAAAGCATACCACTGGATAGATGGATCCAATCGCATGGTTCAGTGGGCTAGTGGATTAAGTCACTCTCATGCAGCAAAGATGTTTAAACGGCTGCATGATCAGAAAGAATTTGCAATGATAACTATGAAAGAAAAGAAATGATTTTACTTGATTTTTCAGGCGTGTCTATTGCGCCTATTGCTATGGGAGCTGCTAAGGTAGACGAGCATCTAATTCGTCATATGGTTCTAAACAGTATTCGTATGTATAAGCAAAAGTTTAAAGAATACGGAGATATGGTTATTGTATGCGATGCTGGTGGTAACTGGCGCAAAGATGAATACCCAGAATATAAAGGCAATCGTAAAAACTCCAGACAGGAATCAACTATTGACTGGGACGAGGCTTTCCGTATTCTTAATATGGTAAGAGATGAGATTGCCGAGAACCTTCCATATAAAGTAATCCATCAATGGGGCTGTGAAGCAGATGACTCAATTGCCGAGATTGTTAAATGGACTCAAGAGTTTGGTAACTATGAAGAAGTTATGATTGTATCAGCTGACCGTGACTTTAAACAGTTGCAGAAGTTTGATAATGTGAAGCAGTATTCTAATATTACTAAAAAGTTTGTTAAAGAACCAAATCCACGTTTGTTCTTACAAGAACATATCTTGACTGGCTGCAGTGGTGATGGTGTACCAAATGTTTTATCTGATGACGATACACTAATTAATCCAGATAAGCGTCAACCACCATTAACTAAAAAGAAGAAAGAAGCGTTACTTGAAGACCCTCGGGCTCTTGGTGATACTGTATATAGAAATTACTGCCGAAACAAGAAGATGATTGACTTGACAGAAGAGTCACAGTGTCCAGAAGTAGTAAAAACAGAAATTATAAATACTTTTGAATCACAAGACTTTGTGTCTAAAAAGAGTAAGGTTTTACCATACTTGATTCAAAAGAGATGTAGATTATTAATTGAATGTGTAGAGGAATTTTTTTAATGAAATTGGTTCATGAAGTGTTAGAGCTGTTACATAAGCAGCAAACAAAACAAGAAAAAGTCGACGTGCTAAAGTCCAATGAGACTTGGGCACTAAAGGATATATTAAGAGGATCTATTGACAGTACAGTAGAGTGGGCGGTGCCAGCAGGCCCGCCTCCCTATGTCGCAAATAGACCAGAGTCCACCCCATCAAACTTACTCAAGCAGAATGTAAAATTTAAATATTTTGTAAAGGGTGGACAATACGAGAATATGAAACAGGTAAAGCGTGAGAAACTCTTTATTGAAGTGCTTGAGTCAATTCACCCTAAAGATGCAGCATTAGTTGTCAATATGGTCTCTAAGCCTGAGGCTAAGGGAGGATGGTATGATCTGGGTTCCTGCAAAATTACTAGACCTATGATTAATGAAGCCTTTCCCGATTTGCTGCAAGATAACAATAAGGAATGACAAATACATGGTATCAGCTCAAATTGAAAGATTGAAAAAAGATTCAAGGGAACTAAGTCAGTACTCAAGAAAATTAGAGAAAAAAGGAAGACACGATTTGAAACACAAAATTGACGTAAAACAAGATTACTTAGATCAAGTCATTGCTGATATCGAGGAACAAAAGAATACTTTTAATTAAGGGTTTACAATCAACATTATAGCTGATATAGTTAATTTAACAAAACAGCAACAGGTGAAAACATGAATATATTTGTATTAGATAATAACCCTATAAAAGCAGCACAACTGCAGTGCGATAAGCACGTAGTAAAAATGATCGTGGAGAGTGCACAGATGCTCTCCACGGCTCATCGTATGCTAGATGGTATAGAAACCAAAAAGTTGTCTAAATCAGGCAAACGTATGGTAAAATATTGGACTATGGAAAACGAGCTGAAAGAAAATACTTTGTACAAGGCAGTTCACTTTGCTCATCCTTGTACTGTATGGACTATGGAATCAGTCCAAAATTACATCTGGCACTACGATCACTTTGATGCTCTTTGCATCGAGTACACATATCGCTACCGAAAAGTTCACGCAACTCAAACCAAGCTTGCAGATATGTTATCTATTCCCCCACGTAATTTGCCATCGGTAGGTCTTACTCCATTCCGTATGGCTATGCAACACCAACCACAGTGTATCAACGAGGCTGATCCAGTACAGTCTTACAAAGATTATTATCAGACCAAGCAAGAGAATTTCAAAATGGCTTGGACTGGTCGTAATGTCCCGGAGTGGTTTAATGTGGCAGCAGCCTGATTATATAACTATAGATGAAATCAAAATCGGTAAGATAGTGGGTCCAAATGGTCCACTGCCTTATCCAAAGAAACTTGGTACTCATTTAAGGCTCGTGGAAACGGAGACAGGGAAGAGATATATACAACTATATTCAACCCTTTCAAAGCAATGGAATATAATGTATAGATATGAAATAGAAGCATCTTGGAAACAATGGAAAAAACATGCCAACATACACGATTAGAGATGACAGAACAGGTACTGAAGAAACTGTAATTTGTTCTTGGAAAGATTTACAAGCAATAACTAATTCAGACCACATCACGCAGGTCTTGAAACCTATCAAAATAGTTTCTAGTACAGGAAGTCTTGGATCCAAACGACCCGATGGATTTACAGACGTTCTTAAAGAAATGAAGAAATCAGCTGGCCGTGGAAACACTATAAAGATTTGAGAAGTATTATGAGCAGAAAAACTACTAAGTCAATGACTATTCGTCTTGACGATCTACCTTCTTTCGAACCAAAAACAGAGAATCAAAGCATTGCATGTGATTCTTGGGATGAGAATGATAATCTAATACTAGCTGGATCGGCTGGTACTGGTAAAACATATCTCGCTATGTCTTTAGGACTTGAAGAGGTATTAGACAAAGAAACTCCATACAAAAATTTAACCATCGTGAGATCAATTGTTCCGACACGAGACATTGGTTTTCTACCTGGTAATGAAGATGAAAAGAAAGATGCTTACACAGCACCATATCGTGGAATCCTAACAGAAATTTTAGGTGATAAGGACGCTTGGAGTAAACTTAATCAAACTGGTTCTATATCATTTGAATCAACATCATTTATTCGTGGTATTACATTTACCGACTCGATTATCATTGTAGATGAAATGCAGAATTTAACATTTCATGAACTTGACTCAGTGATAACACGTCTAGGTGATAATTGCAGAATTATTTTCTGCGGTGATTATCAGCAATCAGATTTTCGCTTTAAAGACGAGAAGGAGGGTTTAGTACCGTTTATAAACATTTTAGAGCAACTGAAACACTTCACACTAATTAGTTTTGGCTGGGAAGATATTGTGCGGTCGGGAATCGTGCGAGATTATATCATGACAAAGGAGATGATGGGAATAGTCTGATGTCCAAATTTAGTAGATTCGATCCAAGAAACAAAAAGAAGAACAGAAACAAGTATAATTCATTAGAAAAACTTATGCCTAAAATTAAAGATCAACGGGCAGAAGTGAGAAAGTTAAATTATGAAATTCTTACACCAGAAAATACCGTTGGGGTATCTGGACCTGACGGCGGAGACCCTTCCAAAGGGTAGAACATATACCGATCCAGATGGTAACCAATATCCGAGTATCACTACTGTCCTTGGTATTCTTTCACGTGACTCCATCGCAGCATGGAAAAAACGTGTTGGAGAAGAGGAAGCAAATAAAATTTCTTATAAAGCATCTAGTCGTGGTACTGCTGTTCACGACATTGTAGAGAAATATTTGAACAACGAGGATACAGGTAAAACCATGCCACATATCCAAGCCAGCTTGGCTAATCTAAAGCCTATTTTAAATAGAATTGATGTTATATATGGTCAAGAAGTACCACTATATTCTAAGCATCTTGGAGTTGCTGGTAGAGTTGACTGTGTTGGTAAGTTTGATGGTGTTCCATCCATAATTGACTTTAAAACATCCAAAAGAGTAAAGAAGCGAGAATGGTGTAAAGGTTACTTTATGCAAGAAGCAGCTTATGCTATTATGTGGGAAGAAAGAACTGGAATGCCTATTCCAAATCTAGTTACCATAATGGATGTAGATAATGAGGATCCACTGGTCTTTATAGAACATAGAGATCAGTGGGTACCAAAGCTATTTGAAACAATTGAATTATATAAGTCTGATATGAGAAAAAGGCCACTTTAACTGTTTACAAACCTTTCATATTATAGTATAGTTAATTATCAACAGAGAAAGAGAATGACTATGACTTATGAAGCAGCAGTACAAGATGAGATTAGCCGTATCAATGCGTTAGTAACAACTGGTTCTCAGCAAGGTGTGATTGAGAAAGAGTTTTTTGAATGGGCTGTAGATGCAGGTGTGTGGGTTCCAGGCGGTCCGTCACATACTGAAATTATGAAACAGTTTGTAGAATACAAAGGATGGACAGAATGATTAAACCAGTTTGGATTATGTTTGCAGTATTTTTTGGTGGCCTAGGTATTTGGCTTATTTTACTAGATGAGTTAATGCTTGGTTACTTAATGTGTGTAGCTGTACTAGGTTGGTTGTTTGTAGCAAACAATACAGGCCGATTGTTTACTGAAGAAGATGATGAAGAAGTTACAAACACCAAGAAGAATGGTTCTGGGTGGTTTGCCGATAATGATGAGGAAGATTAAATTATGTATGACTTAGAAAAAGTAATCCTAACAGATTGCGATGGTGTATTCCTTAATTGGGAATATGCTTTTATCACCTGGATGAATCAGCGTGGTTATGAGGAAGTTCAGACTACAGGTACAGCAGCATATGATGTATCAAAGCGGTTCGGTCTATCTCGTGAAAGAGGTAAAGAGTTGGTAAAATTCTTTAATGAATCGGCTGCAATTGGTTTTCTCCCTCCGTTACGTGATGCAATGTATTATGTAGATTTGCTTCATAGAAAGCATGGCTACCAATTTCATATGATCACATCACTGTCTCTTGATAAGAATGCGCACCAACTCCGTATAAATAACATTAAGAAGTTATTTGGAGAAACTGCATTTTCTGAATATATCTTCTTGGATACAGGTGAAGATAAGGATCGGATTCTCAGTCAGTATGAAGGTACTCACTACCTTTGGATTGAAGATAAAGTTGAGAATGCTATCTGTGGTGCAAAATACGGACTTGAGTCAGTCCTTATGGAACACGGACACAATATGGACAATACTGAATTCCCATTAATGGTTAACTGGAAAGAATTATATGAATATATCACTGGCATGTCTGCTTAACTTACGCTACCAATGGGAAAACATTGTAGAAAATTTTAAATTTCCCGATGAAGAAAATTATAATGGTACTCTAAATAATTTGGCATGGTTTCTAAAAGATGGACACAAGTCCAATAGTTTAAGACCAGGCTTTGATAATGCGATACACTTGTCGGAACAAATCATAAAGGAGTGCCGACATGGCAGCAAAAAGCCTAGAAAAAGGGTCACAATGGGAACATCTTGACGTAGATGGTGACGGAATAGTTAGTGATGAGGAGATAGCAATGGAACGACAGATGATCGAACTAGCTGATCTAAAGTCAGACATGGAGAATGAAGATAAGAAACAAGACGCACAACGGAATATGGCATGGTTTGCTTTATTCGGTATGCTATTATATCCATTCTCAGTTGTCTTGGCCGTACTATTAAGCCTAACACAAGCAGCCGAAATTCTTGGAGATATGGCTGCAGTTTACTTTGTATCAGTTGCGGCTATTGTAGCTGCATTCTATGCTAAAGAAGGTTTAACTCAAAAGAAGAAAGCGAAGCCGCCGGTTAGCGATAGTAGATAAAATGGAATTTTATAATGAAGAGATTAATATATCAGGTTTATGTCGGTAAGCGATCTAAACTATATGATCACTGTGTAAAGTCAGTACAGGATTATTGTGAGAAAAATGGAATTGATTATCATATCCAAACTCAACCAAAGCTGAGAATCACGCCTGATGTTTTCTCTACAAATCGTAGCCCGGAGTCCTATGGACGTCTGGGCTACTTGCCTATTTATGAGAAAGAAAATGCTTTTGAATACTTAGATAAGTATGATCAAGTTGCAATCATTGATTCAGATGTTTATATTAGACCAGACGCACCTAATGTATTTGATACAATAAGTAAAGATGTTGATTTTGCAGGTGTTCTTGAAAAAGAAATGCCTGTTACTAACGAATACTTGCGTAAAATTATGAATTATTCAAGAATGCAATACGCACAACCAAAGACCCTACATAACTTAATGGACTGGAGCAATGGGTGTGCTGATTTCTATAATATGGGAATTATGATCTTGAATAAATCTATCGATAGGTTTATCTTTCCAGATAGTCCATTATCATTTATTAGACGACCACTGTTTAAACCTTTTGTAGATGGTCTTGGAGCATGGAAGTGGTCTACAGATCAGACATTACTAAATTTCTGGGTAAAGAGAACCAATATGAAAGTTCAAAACTTATCTTATAAATGGAATGGTTTATATTCTGCAATACCAAAAGATAAGATTGAACAAGCACATTTTGTACACTTTTTCTTAAAAGATAAATTACCAGAACGTGGTGAGAATGTCACGGAGTTAATGAAGAATGTCTAAAAATATTATCCTACAACACTTTGATGGTGAGTTAAGAGAACTCGACAAACTATCAATGGAAAATATTAAAGTATATGCAGAGAGTGTTGGCGCAGATTATCAGTTGGTTACAGGAAAGCCATTTAGAGAACATTTAACATCTCCGTGTCAAAAAGTATTTATGATAGATGAGAAATGGGACGAATACGACCAGGTTTTAATGTTAGACATTGATATGTTTGCAACTAAAAAGTGTCCAGATATATTTACAACTGAAAAAGGTATTGGTCTTTATAATCCTATACAACAGGGTTTGCATAGAAAGATTGTAAATCAATACGGAATGCAATCATCCAGAGCGGCTCCATATTGGGGCGGCGCAATCTATAAAATACATAAACATATGCGCCAGAGTTTTCGTAAATGTTTAGGTGGAAACGAACAGTGGATGAATGCATATAATCAACCTTATCACTTTGAAGATGAAGGAATCTTTCATACTCTTGCTATGAGAGCAGGCATTGGTTATATTCCTACAATGAATATGGATCCACGTTGGTGTTATGATAACTATCTGCCCGAACCAGAGAGTGCATATATGATACACATTAGAACTAAAATTGCACCAAATGGACCGAAACAAGAAAAGATTAAAAACTACCAAGAAATGGTTAAACGAGGTGTATTATGAAAAACCTAATCTATCAAGTTTGGGCTGGTGAATTAAGACCAGGCTGTAAACACTCATCTAAACTTATGAAAGCCTATGCCGATAGAATTGGTGCAGACTATAGACTAGACATTGATCCAAACATTGCTTCGGCAGTATGTGATGTGCCAATGTATTTTGAATGGTTGAATCCTATGCTTGACGATTCCTTTTTAGACTATGATAATGTTCTAGTCGTGGACTTAGATGTATTTCCGACAACTAACTGTAGAAATATATTTGAAGAGGCTTACTTGGACGTTGGTATTTGCACTGAACCATTTCAAGGTAGATATAGAGCGTCTACAATTATTGGTGGGCACATAGGAATAGTTAACGAAGAAAAGTGGTTTACATCTGTCCAAAAACAGTATAATATAAATCTACCGAGAGATGCCGATGGTTATCTTAAAGTGTATAATGCTGGAATGGTTCTATTCTCTAATAAAGGTTTACAGAAATGTAGAGAAAAGTTTGAAACTTTCCAGAAATATATTAACTATATGAGAACACAAAAACTAGGAAGATTTTATACTGTAGACCAAAATTACTTTCATGTAATGATGTGTCAACATTTAGATTATACCGAGATGAGTAACGAATGGAATTGCTATATACACTATACAAGGGGTCCTCTTGGACTAACAGAGCCTATTCATGATGGCAGAGGAACCGACCCGCAGTTTGTACACATACAACTATCGGGAGCAGACTTTTTTAAAGATAAACAACTCGACCTAATTACCAATTCAACACAGGAACATTGGGGTTTAAAGTAACGTGGACGGATGGGAACTATTTAGAAAAAGGATACACCAAGAATGGCAGGGCTGTTCTGATTTTTTAAGATGCCGATATGTAAAGCAATGCTTGCATCCATCTGAAATGGGAGTAGCTAATAATGTATATAATGAATTGTATGACACGATTATACATGTCGATCACGAGTATGGTAATCCAAGGAGACAAGTAGGAGGCAATAGTTCTGTTAATTTACAACATCACTATTATGTAGCCATGATAAAGAAGTTTTTTGGATCTATTAGTTTTACCCATGTACTGGACATTGGTGGCGGGTATGGTAACCAGTATAGAGTTTTTAATAAAATGGGATTTCTTGGGGCATGGGAAATAGCAGACTTTCCAGAGATGCTTGAGATACAAAAAGATTTTATAGGTAAAACTTGTGTAAATCCTTTTGTAACATATAGCTCACTACATAATTGTTGGCACGATAGAGCAAAGCAATTATTACTTGCAACATTTAGTCTTAATGAAATGCCACTAGAGGACAGAAAAGTTGTTGAGAAAAATATTAGAAAATATTCACATATTTTTATAACACATAACCATGAATTTGAGGGTATAGATAACTATGAATATTTCAGAAAATTAAAGGGTAGACTTCGCAAAGAATATGATATAAAACACTTTAAAGATCCTTTATATAAATCAGCATGGTTTTGGATAGCAACTAGGAAAATAAATGGCAACCCAGTTACATAATAATGAAGATCCGACAAGACTCGAACTAACCAAAATGTTTAATAAGATGAAACTAGAATATCATATCAAGAGTGACGTAGACGGACTTTTAAACGTATATTTTATAGTTAAGCCAGAAAGCAAGAAATAAATGATTAATGTAGATTTGAGCCACGTGAAAAGCGTAGCAGAGTTTTATAAAGATATAAGAGCAGGGCAAGAAGCAGAACACGGAAAAGATTATTGTGCACAACATGACGCAATTAGAAAGTATTTTAAACTCGGTTATGGTTGTACTTCCTATAAAGAATTAGGAGTACATCAAGGCGGTACCGCAGCAAATGCTATGTTGATGGGTGCAAAGTATATTGATCTTGTAGATATTAGTATGGTCAAATACAATAAGTATCTAAGGCCACTGGCTGCTCAGTATTGTAAAGATAATGATATTGAACTTGTAGTTAAAGAGGCTGACTCAACTGGTCTTGGTTCTATTGGAAAAGCAGTAGATATGATGCTAATTGATTCAGTACACAAATGGTTCCATACCGAAAAAGAATTAACTCTCCACGCCAATAATGTAAAAAAGTATATTGTGTTTCACGATACTGCAACCTGTCATGATATTGCTACTGGACTTGAACATTGGTGTGAGACTAAGCCGTGGAAGATTATTGAAATCGGAAAAGCAAACGTAGGCTACACAGTAATAGAAAGAATGTAATGTTTACTGTAGAACACGAATTTGACTACACTAGTGTTACTATTTTGGATAATGAAGCCAGATCTGACGATGTGGAATTAATCTTTGATGATGAATATGTTTACATAAGACAGTATGACGATGAAGGTGATTTCAACATTGTCGTGATCACAAATTCTCAGTTTGAAGAAATGATTGCATCTTATTGTAGCCCTGAGGGTGCTTTCATGACAAGGGATAAATCATGACTGCTCATATTATAACAATCCAAGGTCATCCTATATCAGAAAATGCCGCCCATGAGTGTATAAAGTCCTCTTGGAGTAGAAATAATGAATTTAAATGTAAATCGTTTAAGGCAACCACACCTGGAGAAGCAGAACAAGAGTTAGCAGATTTCAAACTTAAATGGAATTACCCGTGGGAAGGATCAATAATAGACCTTGAGACTGGACTCACAAAGTCTGCATATAAAACTAGAAATCAGCTTGCTCGTGTAGCATGTGCATTGAGTCACTTTAGACTATGGGTCCAATGTTTTGAAACAAGAGAACCAATTATAGTATGTGAGCATGATGCTATTTGGACCAATAAACTTCCATTACAAAAACTATTAGAGAATAGGTTCCATATTATCGGAATCAATAACCCTCTCGGCGCAACACGTAGGTCGAGACAATACCACGATGCGATCCAGTCATCATTAGCAGAAGTACAAGAAGTGCCATGGATAGATGAAAAGAATATCCCTCAGGGGTTAGCTGGTAATTCAGCATATATCCTAAAGCCAGAAGGTGCTGAAGCATTAATATCGGCCGCATATAGATATGGGTTGTGGCCCAATGATGCACTGATGTGTAAACAGTTAATAAGATACTTAGGCGTGACACGCACGTTTTACACAGGACTACAGAAAACCCTATCAACAACTACTTAATAGAAAGAGAACATATAATAAAATGATTAGAGTTTTAACAATCGTAGCAGCGGCCATGTTAGCAACAAGCGCATGGGCTGGGGATAAAGTTAAAGTAGGTTTCATTTACGTTGGACCAACTGGAGATCATGGTTGGACTTATCGTCATGATATCGGCCGTCAAGACGTTGAAGCACATTTTGGAGATCAAGTAGAAACATTTTATGTCGAAAGTGTTGCAGAAGGACCCGATGCTGAAAGAGTTATTCGTGGTATGGTTATGCGAGGCGCTGATATTGTATTTACTACTTCCTTTGGTTACATGGAAGCAACAGCTAAACTCGCAGCTCAGTATCCCGATGTAAAGTTTGAGCATGCAACTGGTTATAAACGGTCTGCAAATATGTCTAGTTATGCACTCCGTTTGTATCAAGCACGTCACATTCAAGGTGTGATTGCGGGTCTTATGACTAAAAGCAATAAGATTTGTTATATCGGAGCATATCCAATCCCAGAAGTTATTCGTCACATCAACACATATTTTATGGGCGCTCGAAGTGTAAACCCTGATGTTGATATGGATATTATTTGGGTAAACACTTGGTATAACCCTGGTAAAGAATCAGACGCAGCTAAAGTTCTAATGGCACAGGGTTGTGACATGGTAGCACAACATACTGACTCACCTGCTCCCATTCAGGCGGCTGAGCAACAAGGTAAATTTGCATTTGGCCAAGCATCGGATCAAATTAGATTTGCACCAGCAGCACAGCTAACTGCAACTATTGATAATTGGTCTCCTTACTACATTCGCAAGGTCCAAGCTGTTATCGATGGTAACTGGGAAAGTGAAAACTATTTCGGTGGAGTAGCAGGCGGCGGAGTTGTTATGGCTCCATTTACTAATATGCCTGATGAAGTACGTGCTCAAGCAGCTGATCTTTTACAGCAGATTAGTGACGGAGAGTATTTTGCCTTTACTGGACCCATCAAAGATCAAGCTGGAGTGATTAGGATTCCAGAAGGTCATGTGGCTACAGATATGGAACTAAATAGTATGGATTATTATGTCGAAGGTATTTCGGCAAAGTTTCCTCTGTAAAAATATTAGGGGGGCAGTTATCTGCCTCCCTTTCACCACCTAATAAGAGAATTATTATGATTGATAAAATTTATATACCAACTGCCTGTAGAGTTGATAAGCAAATAACATATAATAACTTACCAAAAGAGTTGCAAGATAAAGTTGTGTTTGTTGTACAAGAGTGGGAAAGGGATCAGTATACACTTGATGCCGAGTACCTGGTACTTCCACCAGAGATTACACTTACTTCTAAAAATGCTTTGTCACGTACTCGTAAGATTATCTATGAGACTGCTAAAGATACCCGTTATGCAATGCTAGATGATGATATGCATTTCCAACGTAGGAATTCAAAGTATTGGAACGGTGTTTCTAATATGGAGAAATCATGCCAGAAATGTACTGATGATGATATTATTGAAATGTTTGAATTATTTGATAGTTGGTTAGATCAAGGTTTTACTTTTTGTGGTCCAGCTCAAAAGAATAATCCACCCACAGGAAATTTATACCAAGATAATTGTTCTATGTCTGGCTTCTATGTATTTAATGGATATGATTGGAAAGACATAATTGATGATCTAAAGGTAGATCAAGTAAGAGTTGCAGAGGATGTTCTACTTATCATAGGACTATTAAACCGTGGGTATTCTAATCGTACAAGCCAAGAGTTTATTCAAAGCAATCAGAGTTATGCTTCTAAGTCGGAGAAATCAGTCCTTTGGGATAAAACCGAAGTTGCTGAAGTCAATGAGAATCATATTTTTATTAATAGTATGTACCCAAAATATTTTAAAATTTTACGTGATGAAAAAGGTGATAGGATACCAGGCGGCTTCAGAGACGTTGGTAAAACCAAAATTAGCTGGAGTCAAGCCTATAAGGACTCCCAACACAATTCTTTATCGGAGTTCTTTTAATTACACATTTATTTCAAAAGTTTGAGTTTACAAGCCACGCAGGTCTTCCCCTGACATGGAAAATTGAATGCGATGCTATTGCACCAGAAGAGTGGATATGCCTTGCTATGATGATTAGGGAAATGGAACCACAAAATTGGCAGAAAGCAGTTGGCATCCCACGTGGAGGTGTTGAACTAGGAAAGGCACTAGATGCATATAGTACAGGTGTTTCAACAGATCCTGTTCTAGTAGCTGATGACGTTTATACAACAGGTATGAGTCAAAAAGAATATAAAGAGGAACATTATCCAAATCAAGCAACTCTACACTGGGTAGTATTCTCTCGTGAACCAACAGTCGGTAGAGTTAAATCACTTTTCACAATGCCTAATAGGGCTAAACACAAATCTACAATACCCGCAATATACCAGTAAACTATCAAAAGTATAGTTGGGAGATTGTATAAATACTACTACCAAATGGGAGCCAGATTTATGCACAAGCTATTGATACTGATACTTTTATTATTACCGACATTTGCTATGTCACAAACCGTTGTAAATACTACAACTGACAGTAACTCAGATGTAGATTCAAAGGGAAGAACTATTGTTATTTCCCCACCGCCCTCGGCTATCAGTCCGGGTATTAGTGGTAATAGTCAAGACTTATGTACAGTTGGTATATCCGGTGCTGTACAAACCCAAATTTTAGGTATCTCCACTGGCGAGACCATAAGAGATGCTAATTGTGAAAGACTAAAAATATCCAAAACCTTATATGATTTCGGTATGAAAGTTGCCGCGGTATCAGTATTGTGTCAAGATAGACGAGTACATGATGCTATGGGAATGGCTGGGACTCCATGCCCTTTCAACGGAATGATCGGAGAGGACGCTACTGCTAGTTGGAAGAAACCATCTGGCAAGAAGAAAATTCCTCCACATCTATATATGGAGACAAAGAAAGATGTTCAAAAGAGACAGTGGGAACAGAACAGCTCTGTTATCGGTGGTGCTTTGTTGTTTATCATTATGCTTGCCGTCGGCGGCTAATACTCAAACAACTACTAACCCTGACACAACTCCCGATGTATCCTTTGAAACAGACGGTATTATTACAAACGGTTTGTGTCACGCTGATACAAACTCACACGTTAATATTCTAACAGGTGATGTCCATAATTGGGGTGCAGGTGATGTATTACAGTTTGGAGCATGTAATGATACTTTTGCTATAGCAATAGGAATTAATGCCGCACTAGCAGAAGCTGGTAGCGGCATTTCTTTGGATAAAGTACACTATAAATGGCAATGGATTAACGGCTGCTTTAATGTAACAAAGCCTGATGGTTCTATTATCTATTGCGATACCGACATTGGAACTAGATTAGATGAAAACTTTAAACCGACAGGTGAATATGCCGATCAGTTTGATGATTTAAAAGTTGTAGTGACTATTACTGATGCTAGTGGTGGTCTGGTTGAAACTAGGACTTATGACTATGATACATGGTTTCACTGGCACGAAGAAAATGCTCACAGTGATAATGAAGTACAAGAAGGCAACTCTATCTGGCAGATAACCGAAGATGTGATAGAACTATTTAATCACTCAACTGGTTCTGGTACAATATATTCTCCTTCTCAACTAGGCAATTTAACTTTTGTAGTCACTTCTTCCGATAACGGAAACCAAGATGGTTACTATGGACCAGTTGTAAAAGGCGGAGATGCTTGGTTTACCTATAGAGCAAATCCTTGTGACTTAGATACATTATATAATCCATCATGCCCTGGTTACGCACAAGCGTATGCAACTTATCTCTACAATCAAAACTGTACAGCTAGTCCATTATATGATATTGGCTGCCCTGGTTATGCGTTAGCATTTTATAATCAACAGTGTCAAATTGATTCAACATATGATGCTGGTTGTCCTGGTTATGAAAATGCTTATCTATATAAACAATGTAAGATAGACATATTCTATAGTTCATCATGTGAGGGATATGATGCAGCTTATCTATCTCAGCAATGTGCAATAGATGATCTTTATGATAAACAGTGTCCAAATTATATGGCTGCTTACTTAGATCAACAGTGTACTTACGATTCGTTATATGATATTCAATGCCCAATGTATCAAGTTGCTTTATTTAATCAACAATGTGAGTTGGATCCTCAATCAGA